TCTCGTCCATCATTCAACCTCCACCGCAGCCACAAGCTGCGCCTTGATGCGGAAAACGTGCCGCGCGCTGACTCCTTCTCGCGCCGCGATGCTGGATGTTGCTTGCCCATCACGGAGCAGCGCTCGGATGCGCTCATCCCGTGCAGCCTTGTGCGCCTTGCCGATCTTAGGCTTGTAGATGCGCAGTTGCTCCCCTTGCGGGGCCATCTCCCACAGCAGTTCCTCGATCACCCCGGGCAGCACGCTTTGCACCGCAGCAATGACAGCCGTCTGTATACGGGGATGTTTCGCGGAGCGCTCGGCCAAGGTGGTGACTAGGCCGGTGCGGGTGGTCTTCTCGATCACAGTTCCACCTCGTCGCCGAGTTTGCTTGCGACGTAGGCGCGCATGGCCGCGATGAGTGCGGTTGGCCCAGCCTGCGTATTGACGCAGGCGAGCACCGCGCCCGCAATGGTTGACTCATCTACGGGCCAAATTGCCAGCCACTCACCATCTTCCCAAGCGACGGTGATGTGCTCGCGCTCGATGATCGGGCCTCCCATGTCCCATGTCTTAGTCGGCGTGTAGACGCGCGTCGCAAAGATCGGGCGGCCCCTGATGCATATGTGCCCGCCCTCAATCGTCCAGCCATTGGCAAGCGCCACCGCCGCGTCCAGCAGCGGACCATCCAACTCACTGACCTTGTGCTTCATGTCGAACTCCGCATCCCGGCCGCGATGGCGGCCTGCATCTGCTCGTGGGCGAGGAGTTCGGCGGCGACCTCGCGCCATTGCGCTTGCGTCCAGATGGCTGACGTTTTCGTGGCGACGCAATAGGTCCCGTTCACCCAGCACGCTGGTGTTTCAACAGGTCCGCTCTCGCGAGTCACCATCCGATCCGGGTCCACCCCACGCAGCCTGCACAACTCTCGCGCGGCTGCCTCGCGTTGTTGGTCGGTCATCATGGCTTGTGGCTCCTTTGCAGCTCCTTCTCGGCACGTTCTAGGTACTGCAGGTTCCAGCCGTCGATGACCGCCGGGCTCCAGTACGCCGAGGGGTTGGCCTGCGCCTGCGCGCGCCTCTCGGCCTCATCCTCAACGGACGCTCGTGGGTAGTCGCGGCCATACCAGACGATCTCGTTGCTGGTTTGCGGAGGATCGCCATCGCGCAGCACCAGGGCATAGCGCTCGCGCTCCGTCTTCTGACAGGTGCGTGTGAAGCCCTTGACCTTGCCGAGCTTCACCGCGCGTTCGACGCAGGCCTCGTACGCCACGATGTTGGCCTTTGCCTCCATCGCCTCTTGCATGAGTTTCTCGGAGCGGGAGCGCTCCACTGACTCCGTCACTTCCTTGGAGATCAAGGTGCCAGATAGCACAAGGGCGAGTGTCGATGCCACGATGGCGTAATTGCTTGCGGTGGTGCGGCGCGAATCATTCATGTCATCTCCAAGAATTCCCAACGCCGAATCCACCACGGATGCGGCCTCTCTTCTTCACCGGACGCTCCGCCGGGGCTGGCGCTTCTGCCGGCGGTTGTGGTAACTTCGGTTCAGGCTCTGGCTGCGGAGCAGGCTCTGTCGCCGGCTGCTTTTGCGGAGCAGGTTCGGCGGCCACGGGAAGTGGCTGAACACGGCGCTCGTATTTTTTCCAGTCGCCCTCTTTCCAGCGGTCAACACCGGCCCAGTGCGCGGCAGCCAAGGCCAGAACCGCGCAATCAAGAGCCTCGTTCCGCTTGCCGGCTGGCTTCACCCATTCGAGCTTTGCGTGACCCTTCACGTAGCGAGTCACCAGCCGCTCGGCTGTCAGTTGCTCGAACACCTCCGCTGGCAGTTCGCGCGTCAGGTGGATGTAGCCGGGGCCCGGCACACCCAGTCGCAGCCGACCGTAGATTTCCGCCTTTGCGGTATCCGCTCCGATGGGCCAGAGCTTTACGCCACGCTTGGCCTTTTCGCCACGGAAGTTCACGTCCTGTGCGCTTGGCCGCCCAAGGATCGCCTTGCCGGCCTGGCTCTGGCCCTTCGTTGCGTGGACGCGCTCACCCTGGAACGCGCGGCAGTACGAGTACACCGCTTGCGTGTGGTGGCCGCCCGAGTCGATCATCGTCGCGAGCAGCGGAACCTCCCGCCCATGGACGTTGAGCACTGGAGTGCGCCTGTATTCGGTCAGCCTTTGCCACACCTCGGGCTGTGCTGGGTCACCATAGATGACCTCGCGGTCCACAAGCTGCCGCTCCATGCCGCGACCCCAAGCCCAGCGGTACGCCTCCAGCCGGTCGCCCTGCACATCGGCGCCGATGGTCATGACGAACATGTCGCCGCGAACGGTTCTCAGCGGGAAGTCGGCCGCGCGCTTCCTGAGCTCGTGCTCATTGGCTCGGTCGCCCTGCTCCTCCCACGTCTCGGCCAGCGAGGTATTGACGAACCGCTTCAGCTTTGAGACATCGCCATTCTTCGCCGCGTCACGGGCGCTCACCCAGTCGCGGACAAGCATCTCCCACGACTTCCAGCCAACCGGGCTGTACAACTTGGACAGGTGGAACCCGGCCACGGTCCCGTTTTGCGCACCGGGCTGGTCCGCAATCCACCGTCCATCCGCCAACATGCCGGTCTTGTGGTGGTTCTCGATCGCCGCGCCGCAGTGCTCACAGACGTAGACGGCAGTCTCCGGGCGTGGCTCGCCGGACGCCGTCTTGAGGTACTTGATGCCGTACTCTTTGTCGGCTCCCCACGTCAGAACCTGGAGTGCAAGGCAGTGCGGGCACGGCACCCAGTACCGGCGCCGGTCGCTCGCGAGGTATTCGGCCTCGATGGTGGAGAAGTCCTTCGTCGTCGGCGTGGAGCACATCAGCAACTTGCGGTTGGGGAAGTTGCTCATTCGCTCCGTGACCAGACCGATAGGATCTCCCTCACCGTCAACATCAAGCGGGTATCCATCGACTTCATCGCACGCCGCAAAGCCCAAGGGCTTCGATGCGAGTGACCGTGCTGAATTCGCTCCGGAGAAGAACAGTGTGGCCGAACCGTCGGCGATCTCCTTCGTGAACAGCGTATTCGTTTCATCGCGCGACCTCGTTTCAGCGATCCGTGAGATAACCTGCGGCATCAGCTTCGCCGTCTGCGTGAACCGCTGCGACGAGTGGTCCTTCGCATCCTGCAGCGTCGGCTGAACCATCATCATGTCCATCGGGGACAGGTGGATCCGCTTGAAGATGCTGTTGTAGATGACCTCTGACTTCCCTAGCTGGGTCGCGAACTGCATGACGACCTTCTGCACCGGGTTCTCCGGGTCCATGCAGTTCATCGGCTCGCGCAGGTACGGCGTGCGGTCAGTGCGCCATAGACCCTTCTCCGGCCCCTTCGCAATGCGGCGGAACCTGTCTGCCCAGTCCGAGCAGCGCATGACCGGAGGGGCGGCAAGGTGCCGCCGCAGGATGTCCGCGACGAACTCGGCAGGATCGGCGAAGGTGTCGCGGGCGCCCATCTACTCTTCGCGGTCCGATAGGAAGTCGGCGTAACTCATTCGGCAGGCCGCACACCCACACTCTCCCTTGCAGTTGTATTGGCACGTCGGCTTGCATGTGCATGGCACGCCCTCATAGCGGCCATCTGGCGGATATCGCCTCAAACCCTCCTCTGTCGGATCTTCATTCATCACGCCTCTCCCACAAATTGCGCCAACACGGCGCGTATCTCGGTATCCAGCAGCGTTTGCACCGCCGCCAGGCTCGTCTCTGCTGCCAGCACTGGAGCAAGCCGCGCAGGGATGTTCAGCAGTCCATCACGCACCGCGCCAGCCTGCTTGGCGAACTCGGCCCGGACCTCCGCCTTCTCGATGAGCTCGCCGCGCATCACAGCAACCGCCATCTCCGCCTTGTCAGCCTCCGCCGCCTCACGCCGAGCCCGCGACTCCGAATAGTCCGGCACCTCCGCGCCCTCTTCCGGCGCCACAGACTTCACCCGCTTCCGCACGTTGTTCCGCATCCACTCCCTCGCCGCAACAACCGAGTGCGTAGGCATCCCGCGCCCCTTGTACCGAGATACAAGTGACGCCGCGACATCCAGTTTGGTAGCGAGTTGTGCGTCGGTCATGCGGGTCGGCTATTAACTAATCACTATTTCTTTTGGC